GAGCGGTAGGATGTTTCCTTACCTGTCCAGGAGTTCCTACGGAACGGCCTCTTGGGGCTTGGACAGGCGTCGCAGGTGAAGCCTGCGTCTTTATCTTGTTCTAGGATACGCGAGCGAACATTGGAAGCTGCGTGTCTTAGCCATTGAAGAATCGTAACTCCTGGTTTGGGTCTACTAATGGCAACGGAGCCCGCCTCCGCCCACGGTGGCATTTGATCGCTGTTTTTATCAGTAGGTTCGGTAGTGCCTATAGGCACTGTTAGTTTTGTACCTACTAAAGTATCAATAGCCACCGTGTTCCCCGTCCTTCTCTGTCGCAACGCGACTTACATGGGGGACTTTAATCTTGAAGAGTATTGGAGAAGGACGATTGCAGTATATTGGCACTCAAGGTGCGAATACAAATTATTACAACATAGCAAAAGACTTGGCAACGTTGAATGCTAGGAATGAAGAGATCACTGACCGGCAGGGAAATGTGTATGGCTATTGGTGTAAGGTCCAAACGGCTTCGGGGGCAAACGATTCTTTGACGTTATCTTATTGCCCTAACACCTGGAAGGTCCGGAATGCTTTCCGGAAGTTCCATTTCGCTCGCGAAAGCATGTTCCGTGATGCAGGTGTAACGAAGCAGGAGATGGGTAAGTACGGTAGGACACTCCGTCCGTACTTCTCGCAAGATCACGAGTCTTCTGGTGATGAATCTCCCTATCTTTGGGATCCCGGGACAACCGCCGCCGCAGCTGCAACCGGCGGTGAGTGGACCTACTCCACTCTTGCTAGTTCACCTACTGTGACTAGTGAGGAGACTATGGCAGATACAGATGCTCCTCCTGTTGATGAGTGGACGTTGACTATTCTTGATTCTCATAAGCAGGAAGCTATTTCTTCTGATGGTGTTAAGACTTGGTTATCAGTTGCGATGGTACAAGCATACAATCAAGATAGAATGGAAGAGATTCCCGATGCTACAGCGGATTCTCAAATTGTTGCTCTCAACAATCCCCTGGCGTCTCTTCGAACACAGACTCTTACTACTGGGGAGATCCTCGAGATAGCCACGGATCAGCAACTGGAACGACCACCGTATGATATCGCAGATACGGGAGACTCTACTGAGGCTTGTTTCGATTACATGTTGGTAGGGGGCTCTACTGCGGGAGCTACTGCGGCTATGCGCAATTGGGGCCTCTACTTTTTCCCTGCGGGTATTGTTGCTTTGACTAATACAGCTAGTAACTCGAATGCTTTGGAGATCGAAGTTATTGGGAAAGAGCTGTGCAAGGATGTCGCTTGAGCTTACTGCTGAGCAGAAGCACTTCGTGCTAGGATTGTTCCTTGGCCTTGCTATTCATGAGCCTGTGACTGTGGTGGTTGGCTTATGACTCAGTTTGGATGGGGTTTGATTTCATCCATCATCTCTGATCGGGAAGATGTTGTTCCCGCATATCGTTGGGATCTTGAAGGTTCCCAATATTATGAGTTACGTCCGGATCGTGTGTTGCTTGGTTTGGCATATCTCACGAATCCAAGAGTTAGAATTCATTATGACTTGCAAAAGGTTCAGGAATTTACCTCCTCCAGAGGAGGTGGTGGGCCCTCTGCGCTGACCCAACCTCCACCATCATCCTCTAAAGATAGCCGACAGGCCCGAGCCTCTGCGCAGGGCGGAAAGTCGGGGGCCCCCGCTAGAGCATCGACGCGAGGGAGCCGGCCTCGGCGTAAGAGTTGCCCAAAGGGCCACTATTGGTCATTCAGGGAAAAGAAGTGCCTTAAGTCTAAATTTCGCTAGTCGCAAATATAGCATTTGGGGAACCACGGTTCCTCTCCAGTGTGCTTCCATCCACAATTAATGCATTTCCATTTCATTTTGTTTTCTCCTGTGTATGTCCCCAAATGGTCGCATGTTCACGCCATCAGTTGAACATTTGACCAGATATCCTCTCAGATACCGCATAACGTCTGTATCTCGTTTCGGTTGTCTGAAGTCCACTCGATCACCCCACTGTGCGGCCAGTTCCTTCATAGGTATCCTTCCCTCAGCAGTGGCAAGGATATGGAGGTGGCCGTTGATCTCGTGTTCGGTCGTTTGTCTGATGAACGTACCGTCTTTCGTGAAAATCTTGTCTTCTGGCGCATGGCTAGTGAATTCGTAGAACCAATAGCCGCCAGCGAATGTCTCTTTCCATATTTTCATACGACGGAATCTTTTGAAGTCCTTGATCCACAGTTCTCGGTCCAGTTCTATGACACCGTCATATGGCGGCACCCCTGTGATGTTGGGCCGTGACAGTGTGATGAACCAAATATCCATGCCACGATCGTGAATCTTCTGCATGGCGCGCTTGCTTCTTTGCCAGCGTGAGTATTGGTTATTGCATTCTTTGCATCGCTCAGTGTAGATGGTTTCCCATTCGATCCACTTCCAGAGGAGCCTCGAGCGGTAGGATGTTTCCTTACCTGTCCAGGAGTTCCTACGGAACGGCCTCTTGGGGCTTGGACAGGCGTCGCAGGTGAAGCCTGCGTCTTTATCTTGTTCTAGGATACGCGAGCGAACATTGGAAG